CCGAGTCTTGCCCACTATCTACTGTTGATGCCGATATAAACAAGGGCAACAAGAAGAAAGCCATTTTGACTGCCAATTATGGGGCGCGCAAAGATGGTGAGGGCAAGTGCAAAGCCTGCGAATACTACGAAACAGGCGAAGAAATGACTAAGTGCGGAGTAGGTAAAGGCATGGGTCATTGTGCTATATTTGACTTTGTATGTTCCGATGAGAATGGCTGTCAGGCTTGGGAAGCTGTCGGTGAGGAAGAAGAATACGAGGAGGAAGAATGAAACAGGGTCTTTACAGTAATATCGCAGCAAAGAGAAAACGGATTAAAGAAGGATCAGGCGAGAAGATGAATAAGCCTGGTAGCAAAGCAGCACCTTCCGCATCAGACTTTAAACAAGCAGCTAAAACTGCTAAACCTTACAAAAAGAAATCTTGAGATTAGGGATAATAATCCCATATAGAGACAGAGAGGCGCATCTAAAAAAGATGCTCCCTCATACTGTCTCATTCTTTCGTAGAAATACCGACATAGAACCCTTGTTTGTTCTAGCCGAACAAGACGATGATCTACCTTTTAACCGAGGCGCAATAGTCAATCATGCTTACGCAGCTTGTGCAGGCATGATCGATTATGTGTGTTTTCACGATGTAGACTATATGCCGATGTGGGCAGACTACACAGAACCTAACCTACCAAGCAGAATAGTCTGGTATGGCATGGATAAACGACCAGTAGGACATGGCACAGACAGAGCAGTATGCGCCCAACGCTACGGATTAGCAGCAGTCGCAGTCATGCGGAAGTGGCATTTTGAAGCCTGTAACGGATACTCCAATACTTATTGGGGATGGGGTTACGAGGACACAGACCTCGCTAAGAGGCTCGAATCAGTCGGGATACCCCTAGGGTACAAGGATGGTACTTTTATCGCCTTAGATCACGATTCTAATGGCTACGATGCCAACGGAGAGTCCGAGGCAAGCAAGGCAAACGGAGAACGATTTAAGTATAGGGTTTACCCTGATATGGTAGATGGACTTAGCACACTAGGTGCTACAGTTGTTTCCATAGAACAGCATATCGCAAGAGGCATGGCAGATGGAGAGCAAGCACCTTTATTGTGGTGCAAATATAACCTAGAGGATCTATATGAAAATGTCTAAGGCTCAGAAAAAGATTGGCAAAGTAATGGGCGAGTACAAAGAAGGAAAGCTACATTCTGGCAAGGGCGGTAAGGTCGTAAAAAACCCCAAGCAAGCCATCGCTATCGCTATGTCGGAAGCCGGTAAGTCTATGCGAGTCAAGAAGTGAAAATCCGAGAGGCTGCTGGAGTTCTAGAAAGAATCGGTGTAGCAGGTTATAACAAGCCTAAAAGAACACCAAATCACCCTACTAAAAGCCATGTAGTCGTGGCAAAAGAGGGAGAAAAGGTAAAGACCATACGATTTGGTCAGCAAGGAATGACAGGTAGCCCACCAAGAGAAGGTGAGTCGCAAGCAGACAAGGCAAGAAGAAAGTCATTTAAAGCAAGACACGCTAAGAACATAGCCAAGGGCAAGATGAGTGCAGCCTTTTGGTCGGACAAGGTCAAATGGTAATAAATAAAGGATAGATATGGCAAGCCTATTAGATCTGGCACAAGCCCGATTAGGTGGCTTGTTAGCTCCGCAAAGACAATCTATGGCAGGACTGCTTGGTGGCAGACAGCAAACAGGAACACTAGCAGGAGCATTACAAGGTTATACACCTCCACAGATGACAACAATGACTAATCCACAAGTGATGGATTATGCAAGAAATGTGGCGCAGTCAGCACAACAGAATCTACAAACGCAGATGTCTGACTTAGACAAAGCCTTAGTAATGGATCAAGGCGGTATCAATGTAGGAGACCGGCAAGCTCTTGCAAGGCTAATGGAGCAGATTCCAGGACTTATGGGTGCTACTGCCTATCATGGAACGCCTCATAATATCCGAGGACAGTTTGACATAAGCAAAGTAGGAACTGGCGAAGGCGCACAGGCTTATGGGCATGGTATGTACTTTGCTGAGAATCCTGCCGTAGCTAAACAATATGCAACAGATAGAAGTTATGTAGGCAAGGTTATGGCTGGAACGCCCGACAATACACCTTGGGATGCCCTAAGAATTGCCCAAGATACATTAAATGTGCATGGTGACAACGCTGTTGAACAACTGCAAAAAACTTTAAAAGCAAATAGCCAGTTAAAAAACACTGGACAATTAGAAGCAAACAAGCAGATTGAAGATGCTATTGATATTCTGAAAACTAATCAATTACAGCCGACAGGCAATCTATACAAAGTAGATATACCTGATGAATACATCCCTAATATGTTGGATTGGGATAAACCCTTAACCCAGCAATCGTCTGAAGTGCGTAAAGCCTTAGCCCAATATATGGATGGTTCTGATACTTTTATATCTCCAGTAAAAGGTAGTTTGTATAACCCAACTGGAAAACAAATATATGAGGCAATAACAAAAGATACAGATGCTTTTAGTGGTAAAGGAAGCAAAATTGCATCAGAACAATTAAATCAATTAGGCATCAAAGGCATACGCTACTTAGATGAAGGTAGTCGGGTTGCTGGAAAAGGCACAAGCAATTATGTAGTCTTTGACCCTACAGATGTAAAGATACTAGAAAAGAATAGTCAAAAAGTAGAAGGACTACTAGACTAAACTGTTGTAGAATAGCAACATCATCAACCATCAACCCATAGGGAATGGAATGGAAAACTCTACAGAAAACAACAATCTACAAGTTGAGCCAACTAATAAAGGTGGCGCACCTACAGGCAACCAGAATGGTAAAAAGGGAAAGCTCTTTTACGATGCACTAAGAGTAGCCCTAGTACAAGAGGATCGTAAGAAACTTAGGAACATTACCGAGAAGTTAGTTAAGTCAGCAGAAGCCGGAGAGCCTTGGGCAATCAAGGAAGTCATGGACAGGATAGATGGTAAGCCTGTTAACACTACCGAACTAAGCAATGCAGAAGGTGGCATCTTTAAAATGGTGGTCGCTTGGGAGAAGTAGAGTACGCAGACGATGAGGTAAAAAGAGTCGTTATCCCTTACAAGCCAAGAGAACCTCAGTTACAGATCCATGAGGCGATGGAGAACAATCGTTTCGTAGTGGTAGTGGCACACAGGCGAATGGGAAAGACAGTACAGGCACTCAATGCGCTGATAAAAGCAGCAATGGAAAACGACAAGCCTAATCCTAGGTATGCGTATATCGCACCGACATATAGCCAGGCAAAGAGGGTGGCTTGGGATTACCTTACAAACTTTGTAAGACCATTGGATGCTACAGCTAATATCGCTGAACTTAGGGTGGACTTCTTTGGCAGAAGAATACAGTTATACGGATCAGATAACCCAGACTCACTCAGGGGTCAATACTTTGACGGATCAGTTTTAGATGAGATAGGTGATCAGAATCCAAAAATTTGGAACGAGATCCTAAGACCCAGTTTGGCAGACAGAAAAGGGTTTTGTCTGTTTATTGGCACACCCAAGGGCAATAACCACTTCAAGGACTTGTTCGACAGAGCAAACAAAGAAGAAGGATGGAGTGCATTACAGTTCAAGGCAAGCGAAACAAAGCTACTAGATGAACAAGAATTATGGTCTGCCAGAAAAGAAATGGGAGACGATAAGTACAACCAAGAGTTCGAGTGTAGTTTTAACGCAGCAGTAGAGGGAAGTTACTATGGAAAACTTATCAACGACCTCGAAGAAAAAGGTAGACTTTGCGACATTACAAGAGATGATCTCTGTAGAACTTATGTGGCTTGGGATTTGGGCATGGGTGATAGCACAGCGTTGTGGGTGGCACAAGCAACAGGACAAGAAGTAAGACTCTTAGATTATGTAGAGAATCATGGTCAAGGACTCGATTGGTATGTTAATTGGCTAAAAGATAACAAGTGGGAGAAAGCAGAGCAACTCCTACCACACGATGTGGAAGTAAGAGAACTAGGCACAGGCAAGAGCAGATTGGAAGTGTTGAGAGAAGCTGGACTAGATGTTCGGGTTCTGCCAAGACTTTCTGTAGATGATGGTATTCAGGCAGTCCGTAGACTCCTACCGAGATGTTGGTTCAATATGCCACAGGTAAAGCAAGGGCTAGACTGTCTTAGGAACTATAGGCGCGATTACGATGAAAAGCGTAATGTCTTTTTTGACAAGCCAATGCACGACTGGGCAAGTCATGGCAGCGACAGCTTTCGTTATTTAGCTTTAGGAATGGAACAAAACACTACTTGGTCGCAACCGATAACAGTAAAAACTTCATGGATCGTATAAATGGATGAACAAAAACTAAAGGTCATTCTCGAAGCAGAGATAGACGATGCTATCGGCTATGTAGAGACCGAAACAGTAGAGCAACGCACAAAGGCGATCAACTACTACAATCGTTACGAGTATGGCAACGAGGTAGATGGTCGTTCTAAGATCGTAACAGGCGAAGTAGCCGAGGTCGTAGATGGTGCTTTACCTCAGTTAATGCGTATCTTTGCTGGATCAGACGAATTAGGTCGGTTCGAGCCAAGGATGCCTGGAGACGAGGAGTTCGCCAAGCAAGCTACCGAACTTACGAACTATGTGTTCTTTAGCGATAACGATGGTGTCATCATCCTACATAACTGGATGAAGGATGCACTTCTACAGAAGAATGGAATCGTAAAGTATTGGTGGGAGGATAGCGAAGATCCTACCAAGGAAGAATACAAAGGTCTAAACGCAGAAGAACTAACCCTTCTGTTTGCTGATGGCGAGATGGAGTTAATCAGCCAAGAGACCGAGGAAGTAGGCATAGACCCAATGGGTATGCCTATACTTTCTTATAATGTAGTCATCAAGAAGAAAAAAGAAGTCGGCAAGGTCTGTGTAGAAAATGTGCCACCAGAGGAGTTCTTAATCGCCAAGCGCGATAAGAGCATCAAGAACGCACGATTTGTTGCACATCGCACAGTCAAGACTCGTTCAGATTTAATCGCTATGGGCTATCCACAAGATGAAGTGGACAAGATGCCAGCGTACAACGACCTTACATATACTCCTGAAAGAGTAGCAAGGTACAGCGCAGGCGAGATGCCAGACGAGACACAGAGCTTAGACTTTACGATGCAAGAAGTAGAGTTGTTCGAGTGCTATATTCGTACCGACTTTGATGGTGATGGGATTGCAGAACTCCGCAAGGTAGTCTATGCAGGCGATCAGATTATTGATAATGAGGAAATAGATCATATTCCCTTTGCAAGCATCTGCCCTATTCCTATGCCACACAAGTTCTTTGGTCAGAGTCTAGCTGACAGAGCAATGGACATACAGCTTATTAAGTCTACGATTACTCGTCAGATCCTAGATAACCTGTACCTAACCAATATGCCTAGGGTTACAGCCCTAGACGGACAAGTAAACCTAGATGACCTACTAACCACATCACCAGGCGGTGTAGTGCGGATTAAGTCTCAGGGTGCGGTTCAGCCATTATCTGTACCGGCAACAGCATCACAGTCGTTCCCAATGCTTGATTACATGGATCAGGTATTGCAGAAGCGTTCAGGCGTTACTTCTACAAGCCAAGGCATAGATCCTAACATTCTACAAAACACCACAGCCACAGCGATTGCAGCGATGCAACAAGCAGGCTCTGGTCGTATAGAGATGATTGCTAGAATCTTTGCCGACACAGGTGTAAAAGACTTATTTGCAGGCATATTCCACTTGATCCTAAAGTATCAGGACAAGCCAAGGGTCATTCGTTTACGAGGCAAGTATGTCTCTATCGACCCAAGAGAGTGGAAGAACAACTACGATGTAACAGTCAATGTCGGTCTAGGCACAGGTAGCCAAGATCAGAAGATGGCGATGGCAGCGATGGTTA